ATCACTGAGATAACAATACTGAGCGGAAGTACAGGTTCCAATTCCTTATTCTCACTATAATAATCATAGCTTCGCTTACAATACAAATAGGCACTAGGTGAGAAATCATGCGGGATCCTGGGACATTAGATATAACAATTCACCAGGGAGCTACATACAGCATGGATCTTCAATATCTGGATTCATCAGGTAATGGAGTTGACATGACAGGATTTACAGTGCAATCAAAAATTGTTGATCAAACATATTCAAACGTGATCGCAACATTTACAAGCACATTTACAGACAGATCTGCAGGTAAATTTAACCTGAAACTCAGCTCTACTATTACCGCCGGGATTACAACGGCGGGTTTATATGATGTTCTAATTACTGAGCCAGCAGGAGAAAGGTTCTTCCTGCTGCAAGGCAGAACAGCGCTTGATCCAGGTATTACGGGGGTTATCTAATGGCTCAAGTAAACATAAATAAAATATCAAGCCTGGTAACAGTAACTAAGACTCCAACATCTGTTGCAGTCCAAAGCACAGCCTCTCAGGTAATAGAAGTCACAGCTCCAGGACCACAAGGTCCACCATTTGCCGGTGCCATCTTTTTTGACAACGTTGCGATTGGATCCCTGACATCAGGGGATGTTGGACAAGTGCTGAAATTTAACGGCACACAGTTCGCTCCAACAAACGAACTAGAGGACAACCTAACAATCACTGGTGGTAATTTCTAATGGCAGTCACACTAAAGATCAAGCGCAGAGCTTCAGGTAATGCAGGAGGCCCAACTACACTCAAGAGCGGTGAGTTGGCATTCAACGAGGTCTCGAGTGACAAGCTGCTGTACTACGGCTACGGCGATGATGGCTCAGGTAATGCGACAAGTGTGGTCGCGATTGGTGGTCAAAATATTCCTAACGGTAGCCTTGCAAATAACAGCGTTACCATCAACAGCAACAGCCTGTCACTGGGCGGTGCCCTGACGCTGGGTACTGATGACATCGGTGAAGGTTCATCCAACCTTTATTACACAGACGCCAGATCTAGGGCATCTGTTTCAGCAACAACAGCAACTGGTGTGACGTATACCAGCGGAACGGGGGTCATTGCGCTGGCGTCCATTCCTAACTCGTCACTGACTAACAGCACATTTACCGTCACAGACGGGACGGACACTTTTACTCGAGCACTGGGAGAGGCCCTTACCTTCTCTGGCACCACAAACGAGGTTGATGTAAGCACGTCTACGACGGGTACGGTCAAGGTTGGCTTGCCTTCAGATGTGACTATCGGAAACGATCTGACCGTCACCACTGACTTAGCTGTTGGTGGTGATGCCGTCATCACAGGCGACCTTACTGTCAATGGTGCGTTGGTTAGCCTGAGCACAACTGAGGTAAAGGTCGAGGATAAAAATATCCTTCTTGGTGATACCTCAAGCCCAACAGATATAACCGCAGACGGTGGAGGCATTACCCTAAAAGGTGCGGCTGATTACTCAATTGTTTGGGTTAATTCCACCAACTCTTGGACGTTTAACCAGAACGTTAATGTAACGACAGGCGGATTTAGCATAGGTGGGACCGCAATTATTAACTCTAGTCGCGTAGTAAGCAACCTGGCCATTACTGGGTCGGGCAATACTATTAATAATGTAGAAATTGACGGTGGCACATTTTAATTTGATCGAAATCAATGTCTAACACTATCAAAATCAAGCGTAGTAGTGTCGCTGGGAAATCACCAACGACATCGCAACTTAGCCTAGGCGAGCTAGCAGTTAACACCACTGATGGAAAGGTATTTATTAAAAAAGAAGTCAGTGGTGCTAGCTCCATCATTGAAGTAGGAAAAGCATCGGGACCGATCATACAAAGTCAACAAGTTATCGATGAAGACTTCGCACTAGACAGTGGCTACAATGGATTATCAGTTGGCCCTGTGGAAGTTGCCAACAGCGTGACTGTTGAAGTCCCACAAAATGCAATCTGGCACATACTCTAAATGGCTTACGGATCAGTAAAAGTAGATCAGATTATCACCAGTACTCAGACACTTACTGTTGATAATATTCCGAGTGGGGCGGCAGGATCAATTACTAATGCTCAACTAGCAGGCAGTATTACAGACGCAAAACTGAATACTATTTCAACCGCCAACAAGGTTGATGGTGCGGCATTAACCGCTGGTTCAGTAATTAATACGGCACTAGCTGGAAGTATTGCAAATAGCAAGCTTGCGAACTCAAACATTAGTGTTGGGGGTTTAACTTTTAACCTAGGTGACACAGACGCTACTCCCGCATTTAACCTAAGTGATGCTACTGATTACCCAACATCTTCGCTGAGTGGGACAATTACAAATGCTCAGCTCGCAGGCAGCATTGCAAATAGCAAATTAACGAACTCCAGTGTTTCACTTGGTGGTGTAACAGTTAATCTTGGCGCTACAGATGCAACTCCAGCTTTTAATCTAAGTGATGCCACTGATTACCCAACGTCCTCACTTAGTGGAACTATTACAGATGCTCAACTAGCAGGTTCTATTGCAAATAGTAAGTTAGCAAACGATAGTGTTTCCTTTGGTGGAGTATCTGTTGACTTAGGTGCTTCAGATGCAACTCCAGCGTTTAATCTAAGCGATGCAACTAATTACCCAACGTCCGCACTTAGTGGGACAATTACGAATGCTCAATTAGCAGGATCAATTGCTGCTTCAAAACTTGCCGGAGGAATTGCCTACAGCAAGCTGTCTCTCACTGGTAATATTGTCAATGCAGACTTTGCATCCGATGCGTTGGATGCAGGCACTTATTGAGTTGAGTTGAAGCTACTAATCAAAAAAACTTTCTCCCCAATTTGTGAAGAGAAAGTTTAAATATAAAAGTTAAATGGCGGGGGCAAATAGTCCGTCAAACTTACCATTCGGATCAATAGGCCAGGAACCCTCGAATGGGAATCCTTCTTGACTAGGTACATCACGAAGCTGCTGCCTGTATTCAGCCCATTCTTCTTGATCAACAGAAGGAGAGTCGGTGAGCTGAGTCCAATCAGTGTCAGCTAGTTTAATGTTTCTCTGCCCACGTAGCTCTTCAGCAGCGCGGTCATCGATATTTAATTTGTGCTCAGCTAACTGAGCTTCAACGGTCACTGTCTCACCATCCGAGTCTAGATATTCCTCAAATACTGGACCTAGGATTGTTTTTGTATACCATGTACCGTCTAGCTCCTCAGCGCCTTGCTGAACATGCGTTTGATAAGGATTAGTGATAGTAGGCGGTTCACCTTTGTTTACTACGTCAAACCCGAAAGCCTCGTAGATATCCTCTGTAATGGCAGGGGGAAAACAAGTACTAGGAAACATGGATTTGAAACTTGATGCAATAATAAGATCACCAGTTTCCTTGTTGCGGAGTAAATCAATCATGCTGAAAAAGCGACGTAAAGATAGCGTGTACCGCTAGTATTGAAAAGCGTGCCATGGATAAGTTGAAAACCGCCCGAAGAAGCACTCATAATCTGGTCGGAGCTTAAAGTATTGGCACTAAAAGTTGCGTACCTTTCGTCATAGCTACTTCCCAGGGTATTACTATAGTAGCCATCATATTCGGCTGATATATGATACCAAGTAGTGTTACCCATATCATATATCCAGATAGCTTGGCAACCATTAGTCATACCTAGATCGATATTTTGACTACCTCCAGTACCTAGCCAAGAACCACATCTAACGGTATCGTTATTGGCAAAAACTGCAGCGGTATAACGATTACCGGTCTTATTTACATTTTTCCTGTCGTTAGTAGTGGAGACCGTAAAATCTATATCGGATGTAGCACTAATAACTCCATCCGAAGCCGCACCCAGACTAGTAGACCAATCGCACCGTCTTTGAGTAGTGCCATCATCGTGAAGACAAACAGATCTACTTGCACCACTATCAGTAAAAATTCTAATAAAACCAGGAGTTGATCCAAGCGAATGTGAAATTTGTCTGGTAGAAGATGAATTGCCATCCCATGAAACCAAATCCATAAAGCCAGTTCCAGGCTTAAAAGCTTGTGCGTATGCTTTACGATTAGTATATGTTGTTTGACTAGTATATACATTCGGATCCCTCTGTGCGCCTAGCATGCCGTTAATAATAGGCAATGAAACATATCTTCCGACAGTCTGTTGTTGACCAGCACTAAACCCCATCCAGGGATAAGTTTCGTTCACTGCGCCGTTGGTGTACCAGCGTGGTCCGAATGCCTCATTAGTAAAAGTCCACCACAGATATGGAGCTATTGTGGAACTAAATTTACCTGCGTTATTTGGAAAACTAGGATTGGTTCTTCCAGTTACGGAGTACACAATACGCACTGCACCATGACCCCCCGGCACATATCCCCCGGAACCTCCTCCACCGTGCGTACCCGGTACATCCCAAGAGAACTTGTCTCCACCATCAGTACCGCCTGAACCCCCATCACCACCGACACCTACTTTGGGGTCGTTAGTACCTACTGCATTGGTATTAGATCCTCCTGCTCCACTTGAACCCTGACCAAAAAGTCCGACTCCGCCACCTTCGCCTCCAAAGCCATAACCCTGCGCGGTTAAATCCACGCCTCCTGATCCACCGCCGCCACCGCCACCGGAGCCACTGCCACCGGAACTAGCGCTGGATTGATTTGAATTCCCGCCATTTCCGCCATTACCGCTGTAACCAGCTGCACCACCACCACCACCACTATTCCAACCGTTTCCTCTTGCGCTACTACTTCCACCATTGCCTCCATTTCCACCGCCACTTGTAGTGCCTATATAATTACCACCAGATCCACCGGCAGCACCAGCATATCCAGGATTGGCAGCACCACCATTGCCCCCTTTAGCGATCGAGTAGTTCGGCATATCTACTCTGGTTGAATAACCGTCTTGGCCTGCCTGCTGGGTGTTACCCGGCCATCCACCCTGGCCAACTTCAATTGTATAACTAGTGCCAGGAGTAACAGAAACGTTATTTCTATAGAACAAACCTCCGCCGCCTCCACCAGGGCCGTACATAACCCCACCACCGCCACCACCAACACCTAAAACGCAGACATTGGTAACACCAGCCGGACACACCCACTGAGTGTTACAAGGAATGTTGTAAACCTTTTCGTGGGGAATGATTTCTCCAAGATCTAGCCCAGTATCAAAGAACGGGGTATCGAAAACATGAGAGTTTGGGTTATAGCCAGTCCGGCTATATTTAGCTTGGTAAAAATGATCACCAATAGGTGGACCGGGTACTGCTGGTTCCTCTGATTCACCAGCAAGAAACAGACTGCGAGATGTAGGATCCATGATGTTATAAAAAGATTTTAGTTGTCAAAGTCCGCAAGACCAGAAGCACGCCATCTGCTGCCTCCGTCATCGGTAACTAGAACAAATAAATGAGTTTTTCCAGTAGCAACTGTTGGAGCACCTGTTGCAGGGAATTTCACTGCTGAAGGCCAGGTAAAGCTGCCAGCTTGATGAGTAATCTCAACAGTCATGCTGTAAACACAGCCAGACGGTACGTTGGAAAAGGCTATAGCCGTATTAGCACTTGAAATATTGAGGGTGAAGTAATTCCCGGCAGAACAGTCTAGAGTTGCTGTGAAACCGTTAGAGACAACGTTCTGCTTGTAGACACCATTTACATAAAGAATGGAATAACGTCCGGCTTCGTCCCACTGACTGCCAGTCCATGTTTTGAGCGTTGCAGGACTGTAAGTGGTGTCCAGCCAAGTTTCACCCTTTGATCTCCCACTAGCACCTCCTGTAGCAGGCGAAGTATTGGGAGCTGTCGTACCTACATTGGTAGGGGCTACCTTAATAAGTTGACCTGTGTGGCCCTTGATATATATACCTGGATCACCTTCGTTGTAGTTGATCGCAATTTGACCATCGGACAAACTACTTGCTTGTGGTCGCTTATTCGCCGTACCACTACGTAAATTCTGGATCGGAAGTACCATAGCCCTAGATTAAATGCCGACTAATCGACGTTAAAAGAATTAATAGGTGCCGCAATCAATAGCGGAAGTCGCAGTATTTAAACTGGTAACTAAATCATTGCCAGCAGTAGTTACAACTCTTGCTGAGTTAATTGTAGCGCTCGATTCTGTATTGATAATTGCAATCAACTGCGCTGCTGTCAGATCAACTGGGTCACCAGTACTAGTAGCCGAAGCGCGGCCCTTGATGGTGGCCTGAGCCATATTCGACAGCTTGGTGTTGTCGACCGAATTGGCGGAAAGGTTTGAGTCTCCAAAAACACTAAAGGTCAGCGCAGTTGTATCAAGCGTGGGACCAGATGTTGATTGAATAAATGATTTACCTGAGTTCGCAGTGCCACTTTCCACGAACATGAACGAACCAGCGCCCACCTCAGCAGAAGTGTTGAAATCGAGCGCTCGGGTCAGGACAAAGGCGTTGCTTCCATTACCGACTGTGGTGACCGTGTAGATCCCGTTTTGTGTTCCAGAACTTTGGTCCTTAAGCAGAACACGATCAGCCGCACTGAGTGTCACGCCATCAACTGAAATCGCGCCGTTGCTGTTTGCAGTAAGAGTCTGTCCCGACGTTGCATAGGTGCCAGCCAATCCGCCAGTGGTTGCAACTTTGACCGACTCTTTGATATCTAAACCCTGGGCGACACTTAGAACAAACCCACGAGTGGCCAAATCACTTGCATTAATCGGCTCGGCTGAACCGGTGATGCGAGCGCCATTGATATTTCGTGCGCCAGTCAAACTGTCGATAACATTATTGGCATTCACGCCAATCGCAATATCCGATCCATCAGTGGTGACCGTAACGGTGTTGCCGGATGCAGGTTTGACGCCCTTCAATTCGGCCCGATAAGCCCCAGAGACCAGATTCTGTGTGCTGTGAACAATACTTTGGCCGGACGCCCCCACATCAACAACAGAGTTAAGACCACCTAAATTCTTAAGTGCTCCACTAGCAGTCGTGTCGCCAGTACCGCCCTGTGGAATAGACAGTGCGGTAGTTAGTCCGCTAAGGGCACTAATGTCACTGTTCGCACCTGACTTAGCGGCACCAAGACCGGTTCGAGCGTTTGCTGCTGTTGATGCCCCTGTTCCACCGACGCTGACTCCGAGCGGAGTAGAGGAATTTAGATCGTTTAAATTAATATTTGCTGGATTAATATCCAGGGTCAAAGACGCACCCGAATCTGTTGATGTAGCAGTTAATTTGTTTGAACCAAGCTTAAGTGGCTTTACACCGAGGGTTTTACTGCCATCAGATTCAACAACAACAGAGGACAGCAGGTCATAGTGAGTGCCACCAACATTGTTATTAGCAGCATTAACAACGCCTGTATTATTGACGGTGATATTTGCACGATTATTGGTATTATCATCTGCAACTACAACGTTTACACCAACACCGTCAACAAAACGCCCTTCCTGGCGGGTTGCAGATGTTGTTCCATCATGAAAGATAGATTTCTGAATAGAAGTATCGTTATTAACTGCAGCGGTAAGTGTGCCGTTTGCGTCGTCGTAAGTGAAATTAAGGGTGGTTGAATCAGTAGCTAATGAGGATACAATATCCTGTACAGCCTCA